AAGTGCTCTTTTTCTAATCTTAGGTTGTAAACTATCTATCTGGGGAACATACTCACTTGCATCATATATTCTTCCATTCTTATTCTTTACACCTATCTCACCAAAAACACCTTCAAAGATATAATTACCTTCTTTATCTTTTGTTAAAGATAAATCAGAAGTAGTAAATGAAGAAGTTTCTACAATTAACAATTGTTTCATTTATAAGTATTATTTTATTTTATATATCTTTTCTATTTATTGAAGTCTTTATAAAAATTATATATCAAGATTTTCAGCATCGGTTCCCATATCACTTCCTAAATTCAAATCAGGAGCACTAGGATCTGCCTCTTTATTTACATCTTTATTCTCTATCTTAAACCTTGATTTACTTGCACCTTCTGCTATCTTTTTAGCATCTTCTCTTTTGTATCCTTCCTTAACTAACTTAGCAATCTCTTTATATTTTCTATTAGCTTCCAAATCTTCTTCTGAAAAACCTCCATACTTCTCAATAAGAAAATCCAAATCCCAATATGATGTTTCATTCATATCAGCATCTTGGACTGTCATATTATCCTTTAATGTTTGAATAAATTCTACTCTCTTAGATACTAATTCCATCTTCTTCATTTCATCAAATAAATTCTCTTTATTATAACGAATAGATACTGAATTCTTAAATGATTCATCATCCTTTAATTCTGGATATTCTAATATCATTTGATTATACAATGGCTTTACTAAAATTTCTTGAAATATAGATCTTAATCTATTTACAAACTTACTAAATTTAATCTCTTCTCTTAACATACCATCTGCTGCCATTTCGAAACCAGCTGGACTATCTTTATCAAATCTACTAAATGGTATCTTAGATGCCATTTTTAACTTATCACTAAAATACTTTAATGTTTCTATATCAGAAAGCTCTGGACCATCTCCACCTAATGATTCAATTTCTGGAACTTCACCTTCCTTAGATGGTAACCAATACTCTTTATTAAACTGCATGTGTGGTTTTCCATTTGTAGTCAACTCTCCTGATTGATAATCAAAATCAACTACCTCTCTATATCCATTCATTAACTGCGCTAATGATTGCTTTGCTCTTGTTTTTGATTTACCGCCAACCGGGATTATAAATTTCATCTTATAAGAAGCATTAGTCACTGCCCATATTATACGAGTATGTTCCATAATTCTTAACAAATTAAAAGATCTTATTAATCTTTCAACATAAGAAACTCTTGATAATTGATCATTAGATGCATATGAAATATAAATAATCTGTGAATCATATAAAGTTCTTTCTTTTGCACCTTGCCCTTTATTTTGAATCCAAATTTTCTTATTTGTTTGCGGATCAATTCCAAATAATAATGACTCAGGTTTTAACTCTTTAAAACCAATAACATTCTTTTGTTTATCATCATAAATAATTTCAAATGCTAAAAACCCATCTATTAACCATTTTCTAAAAAAATCCCATGATGATTTACCATCTGAAAATCCAAAATAATTATAAATCTTTCTAAAATTACTATTAAGGGATTTCTTTATCTTATCATCAATATCGCCACTTAAAAATGATGCAGAACAAAAATTATTTTGTTCATCAAATACAATACACTCATCGGTTAATGTATCCAAAATGTCTTCAATCTCATCCTGCAATGCAATTTTTCTTAAATCATCTCTCTTCTTTACGTACTGCTTATCAAAAAATGAAATTTTCTTTCTCATTCCAGTATCTGTTAATGCCAATGAAGCAAACGCATAATACATATCATCGCTATCATTTGACATCGGATTAAATTGAAAACCTTTTTGATCTTCTGTTATACCAATTGCATTACTATTACGTAATACCATATCCTCATATTTTAATCCAATACGTGATAAATTACGTAATGATTCTCCTGCACTATTTATATTACTTAATGCTCCTTTTCTGAAGGAATCTAAAAATCCAGCCATTTATTAATCTTTATTTATTTTATTTATCATTTTAAGCTTGATATAGTTATAATAATCAATTCTTACTTGTCCTTTATTTGCACCTATAAACTTATCAGTCTCAATGAAAGCTGCTTTATCCCAATTTTCATAAGAGATACAATGTACATCAGTCTTATATGATATGAAGTAATTTCTAATTGCGTATTCAGCGTACACACTATTTAATAAATTCTTTACCACTCTAAAATTCAATGGTAATCCATCTTGATCTTTTACTGGTTCACCAATTTGCTTTCCTATTATATTACCATAACTTTTAAAGATTCGAGTTAAGACATAGTGTCTTACATCCATTGGCAAACAATTCAAATTTATACCTCTTTCGCAAATTGAATTCTTAAATTTTATTCTACCTAAACTTATAATTATTGGATTAGTATCATAATAAGGAAGCTCTGGTGTTTGTGCAACATAATTAAATCTATAAATTCTACCCGCTTTAAACTGATCAGTCAAATTTAACTTAAACAAAGATTTACTTCTTTTATCTTTCATTTCTTTTTCATACCACTTTAAAGACAAAATCACAGCATTGCTCTGTGATTTTGCTTTCTTTAAAACGTTATTAATATTCTTTTGTAAATCTATCATATAATCCAACTATCTTCTGTTAATAAAATTACCTTAGCTCCTCTATTCTTTGCAAACAATTTTAATGCATCTATCTTGCATAAATTCATAATGTATCTTTTGCAAGCATAATTATAATTTGCAATAGTTTTTTTCGTTAATCTTTTTGGTTTTATTGGCTTCTTTAATTGATCCTTTGGTTTTATTTCAACTATACAATCTTCAATAATATCACCTCTGTTAACTCTTACCCAATAATCTGGATAATAATAATGATATTTTTTATCTAGAATATTCCAATACTTTATCTTAAAAGGTTCACTTGACCATGCTAATATCGAAGGATTAGATTCTGCATAAATCATAAATTTCTTTTCCCATGAACTTCTATAAATACAAGGTAACTCACCTCTATATTTTACAGATTCTGAAACATCAAAATAACCTTGCTTAAATCCGCTCTTAGCATTAGGCTTTACATTTTTAATGTTGTTCATCTTCTACTTCTTTTATTGCCTCTACTGATAAATCTAATAACTTATCAATTCCTAATTTCTTAGATCCTTCGGTCTTTAATAATTTTTTTAAACCTAATAAACCAAGAGAACCTCCAGGTAAAATAAACAAAGCAGTTTGGCCAGTAATCTTTGCAATATCAGTTAATACATTTGCTAAATTTTTTAAAGAATTTGTTTTTAAAATAGAACCTGTTTGTATATCAGATGCTACCATTTGAATATTGTTATACAATAAATTTGTATTCTCTACATTATCAGCTAAACCAATAATCATATTGTCCTTTATTTCTTTATAATGTTTTTCTACATACTTAGAATTAATATTCCACTCCACGTTTTCTTCATTTTCATTTTCCTTTAAAAATTTCCAAAATGCTTTCATTAATATTTTTTATTTAAACGAATACAATCCATTACCGCTTGTATTATCATCATAATTATTTGTAGATGAAGAAGATCCATCAATAGAAATAGTATTCTTGTACTTCTTAGGATATAAATTGTTCCAACCTTTTGCTAATCCTTTCTTTGCTATTTCTGTAAAATACGCAAAAGCATTTAAATATTTAGGATTAAATCCTTTCCAATATCTAAATAAATCCAATTGTGCAAAAGAAACACAATCCTTTTTATCGTCAGGATTTCTATACTGCATTTTTGTAGATACCTTTTCAGATAAAATTATAAACATCTTTTCAGCTCTCGGAGTCAACTTACCTTGTTCTAAAGAAGTAACTATCTCATTATAAAGATCTTTATTATTTAGATAATTCTTCTCTTTAACCTTCTTAGGTTTTTTCTTTTTTAGAATCTTTAATTCCTTTATATCCACTATTTCATTTTCCATTGATAAATTATTTTTACAAAAAAAGCATTCTATAAAATAAAATGCTTTTGTTTAATATACAATAAAAATAAAATGATTTATTTCAATGTAATGTATTTCTTTTCAACTTTTCCTTGATAATCAGGCTTACCTTCTACTTTAAGAATTATTGAAATAACTTCTGAATTACCACTAGATGAATACTCTTCGGCATTTACATATACTAAAGTATCTTTTTTATACGTAGCAATATTTGCGTTCAAAACCCCTTCAACATATCCTTTATCTAAATAGTCTTCAGCTTCTTTATTCTTTTTTTTTCCGAAATCAAAACCGAACCAAGATTCTTGTAATTCTTTATCTTTCTTTTCAATTTCATCTTGTACTAATTTAATAGCTTCTTGAATAGATTCAGAATTATCTAACTCTGCCGATAAAACTTGTAACTCTTTTAATTTACTTTCTAATAACTTAATTGAATTTTCAATTTCTTCTTTCTTCTTTTCTCTTATTAATAATTCTTTCTTTTCAGAATCCAATTTTTCAAATAACAAATTAGTAATATCAACATTAACTAAACTTTTTACTGTCTCTAACACTTCATTTGCATTTTCAACTTTATCTAATGTATTAATTCCCATTACTGGATTTATCGTATTAATATAAACATTTTCGTTTAATTTAATTACATTAACAACTAATCCATCAACTTTATTTGAACTTATACTTGTTACTATATCTAATTCCTTTATGTTTTCTGATAACTCAATTAAATGACAAATACTATCTAATTTATATTTTTCATTTAAACCAATAGTACCAGTACCTAACATTACATTTCTAAATGTTTCAACATTAGAATGATCAACGGCTACTGAATCAATTTTAACTACTCCTTCATTTAAATCAACAACTATTTCTTTATTGTTATTATACAATGTAAATACATTTTCATTAATCTTAAAGGATTTTAAAGCTTTTTCTAATAACAAAAATCTACCATCTGGTTTTGTTGATTCGTCTACATTTACAATTTCATTACCTCTTAATACATAATAGTTACCAGTAACAGCAAATGTCATTGAAGCATCTTCGTTAATTTGAATAGGTGAATATACTTTACTTACATTTCCTTCTTTTGTAGAATTAACGATTTTTCTATAATTATTAATTTCATTTAATAAATTATGACAAGATGGAATCCATTTAAATTTTTCTAATACTGGTGCAATCTCATTAGAAATTGTATTTTCTTCTTTTTTAAACATATCTTCCAATTCCTGGATTGCTTTTTCATAAACATTAGAATACTTATCTGAACCCATTGCATTTAATGCCTCTAAAACTTTAACTGTAAATATATTACTTTGTAAATATGCCTTAGATTCTTTAATAAAATTACCAATTGGTAACAACCAATTAAATTGATTTAATTCATTTACTAATCCTATTAAATGCTTGAATGATTGCTTCTTAGAAACTGAAATCAAAGTTTGCTCTAAAACAGAAATATCTGATTTTAATAGATCTAAACTCGCTTTATCACCAACATACTTATTTAAATCATTTACTATATCATTTCCGTTTTCATCTTTGCTATAATCTTCTAAAACCTTTTCGATAGTTTTTAAATGATTCTTTTTGTTTTCAATTGAATTTTCTAAAATTGTAATATTTTCTAATCCAACCTTTTCTATTTCCTTTGAATATTTTTCTAAAATATCTAAAGCGTTTTTAGTATTGTAGCTAAAATTATTTGTATTTACTCCAGCAAGAGAGTTTAATTCTTCTCTTAATACAACAATTTTTGCAGCTATTAAAGGCAATGTTGATAGTTGTGTCATTATTTGATTATTTTTTTTTGTTTCAATAACAGGAGGATTGCAATCATTTCCCAATCCCATGGAAGTTGTATGCTTACATACTGCATTATATGACATATCAGCAGCTATACCCATTCCTCTTAAAATAGAAAAAATTTGGTTCGGCATCTTATTTGTCTTCTTTAATGCAATTACAATTTGATCTAAATTATCAGTACCAAACATCTCTTCTTTTGGTGGCAATGCTCCATTCATATAAACTTGTGTCCATTCAGTCAAAAATGTATCCATCTATTTTATATTTTATTTTATATATCTTTACCCTGTTATAATTATTTGATTCTCGTTATCTTCTCCACTTAAACCTCCAGGTGATAATCCAGTAGATTCAGTATTTACATTTATACCAACATTACTATTTATGTCTTCAATTGGTGCTTTACTAATATCATCTGTTGTATGAACAATTGTCTCAATTCTATTACCAGCAAAAACTTTACTTTTATCGTCAAACACCGGCATATAACTATTTATCTCAACTGTAAATTCTACAAAATACTCTTTTCTATCTGAAAACCCAAAATCCAACATTTTATTCTGTACGAAATCCTCAGGCATTTTTATATTTCCAGCTACTCTATAACCACCTAAATCAACATAAAACGTCTTATTCTTATAAAATGTTGATATTAAAGATTCAGATACCTTAAATATCTCTAATACATTATTAACCAATATTTTAACGTTAAAATTAAATATCAAAGGTATTATCATTGTGTCATACGAAAACATCTTTAATTCTGAATCAACTTCCTCTGTGATTACAGATCTAATATTCTTATTAACCAAAGCTCCAGCATCTATGGATACACCATCTAATGTCAATACTCCTCTTGGTATACTATCATAAACTCCAATTGCTGTTTCATTTAATTCATCAATTACCTGATCTTGCAAAAAATGGTCAAGAAGAAATCTTTCTTGACCAGTTAATGAAAAATAAAAAGGAATTTTTACCTCTTTAATATTATCATCGGAAAATCTATTATTAAATTTAATCTTATTATTTAATTCTGATAATAATGCAACAATTATACATCTAAACACAGAATCATCTTTGTTTGTCTTAATACTAAACTCTGACATTCTAAATTTATTTTATTTATCATCGCTTAATCTATTAAAGTTTCTTCAATTGAGCTGAATCCATTATTTTTTGACACTACCATTTTTTTATCAAATAATGCTTCTTGTAAAGGCGCGTGGTGTATAACAAAAGTATTCAATCCAATCTCTTTAATTGAATTCTTTAAAATTGCAATAATGTCATGTATTCCTACTAAATCAACAGAAGAAAATATTTCATCCAAAAACAACAAATTAAGACTAGGATATCTTAATTTTATTATTTTTATCAAAGCAATAATAATAATAAAATCGGCTCTTTTCTTTTCTCCTGTACTCATTGTCTTAGGATTAATTTCTTCTCCTAAACTCATTACCTTACAATCAAACTTATTATCAAACTTAATATTAAAGGGTAAATGTATACTTTTTATCAATTTAACTATTTCCATATTCAATGCGGGTAAAATAGTTTGCATTGCCATATTTTTAATACCATTATCGCCCAGAACCTTTTCTAAAATATCCATATACAACTTCTCTTCTACTGCAGAATTTTTTTCTTCAGATTTACTCTTTACCTTTTCCATATTCTCAGTAACTAAAGATTGTAATTCTTCCATATGCACATTATTCTTATTCTTAACTAAATTAATCAATTCAGTTTTATAAGTTGTAATATTTGCCTCAAAGGAAGATATTTTAGAAACTATTTGATAATTCTTATCACTACACTCTTTTATTGACTTGTCAACCTCTTTTATCTCCTTTTCAATACTATCTAATTCTAATGGTAATTTTTCTTTTAATTCATTAAATTCACTTCTTTTATCATCAAATACTTTACCAACAAATTCAGTTTCACAGTGTGGACATTTATTCTTATTAAATAAATCTATTTTTTCATTAACATTATTTAACTCGTTTTTCTTTGCTGATTTCTTTTTATTCAAATTAGTCCAAATTACATTTAATTCATTTAACTTTTTAGTAAATGTAACTTTTGCCTCAGTTAACTTATTCTTATTTTCATCTAAAACTACTAGCTTATCTTTTATCTCTTTTATTTTTTCGGTATTTATTTCCTTTTCTTTCAAAGAAATATTTTCTATCTTTTTATTTATAGATTCAATATTATCATTTATATTTTTTATATCCTCATTTAAAATATTTAAAGAATCTTCAACTCTTCTTTTATCACGCTTAACATATTCGTTCATTTCATTAATAATAGAAAATCCAAATAACTTATCAACAATATTCTTTTTATCTCCAGGCGTCATTGTCAAAAAAGATTTAAAATCATTAATAGAAATTACAAACATATTCTTAAAAACATTATAAGATATTTCATATAATTCTTCTTCTAAATACTCTTGGGTATTTAATTTACCAGCCTGATCATATTCTACGCCTTGTATAAACACTTTAAAAATATTAGGTGATAAACCTCTTTCGATCTCTAATAATTTTCCTTTACATGTGATAGCAATCTTACCATACATATTTTTATTAATTCTATTTGCCAATTCATTCAAATTAACACCATCTACTTTACCAAATAATAAAAACTTAATAACTAATGCTAATACCGATTTTCCTGAACCATTAAATCCGCTTAACAAATACAATAGTCCGTCTTCTTTAAAATCAATTCTTTGTAATTGATTTCCATAACTCATACAATTCTTAAACTCAATATAATGTATATGCATCTATTCTTCATTATTTACTTTATAAAAAACTTCTTTTACCGATTTCCATAACTTCTCTTTTAAATCGTCAGAATGAGAAGTTCCTTCAATATACTTTTTAGATATTGTCAATATATCAAAATTCTGATAATTATCAATTATATCTTTCTCTGATAATAATATCTCCATCTCATCATCATTTTCATAAACATGGGGTTCTATTCTATTACAATAACCATCTAATAATAACAAGAATGAACTTATGTTATATTTGGTTATAGCATCAGATGATACATATAGATCTATAAAATTATTTTTTATCTTATCTCTAAATGCATCTAATGTAATCTCTTGAATATTATTAAAATTAACTTTTAGAAATTTAGGTGAATAATTATTCTCAAAGAAATCCAATTTTTCTGTTTCCAAATCTAATCTATAAATTCCCTTTTTATTATATGCGTCAGAACGTGTCATCTCATATGGATTACCGACTAACAAAAAATTGGATTTTCTTTGATGATAATGTATGTGTCCAGAAAATACCATTTTATACTTCTTATACAAATCAACGCTATTTCCGTGTTCTACAACATTCTTCGGATTAGAACTCATTTGTAATCCAGATACTTCAGAATGACAAAACACATACTTTGAATTAGGAAACTTTTCTACTGTTTCCAATTCATGTTGTTGATCTCTACGCCATGGCATTAACAAACATTTAGTATTTCCAAACACCTTTTCCTCTTCATTCTTTAAAATAAAAACACCAGGAATATACTTCAAACAATCAACAGAAGATATTTCATTTGACTGCTTCATTGCTATATCATGATTACCAACAATAACATAAATAAAAGGAAATATGGAACTTAACTCTTCAAAGATTCTGATACCCAAATCTTGAACAAACAAATTAATAGAGTGTCTCGAATCAAATACATCACCGCAATGGATTAAAATATCTCCGACTTTATATTCTCTCTTTACCAAAGGTATAAAAAACTTAAAGAAATAATTCTCTACTAAACTTAACCATTCCTTTGAATTTGATCTCATACCCAGATGAGTATCAGAGATCATCCATATTCTTTTTACTTCACTATTCTTTGTTATATCTAACTTCATTAAAATAATTTTTTAGACTTCACTGTTTTTAAATACTTCTCATTATTATTCAATTC